GGCTGATGACCGGGAATGGCTCGGGTCTGCTATGGCAGAAAGCCCATCGGCTTCCGGCGTTTTGCCTCAGGCGGTAGCACAAAAGTTTCCATATCGTCGTCCTCTGGCACCTCAAAGCCGCTACCGTAGGCACTCGGCCCCTCGAGAACAAGCTCGTCATAGCCCGCGGCAATAAGCTGACGCATCATATCAAGCAGTTCCTTTGCCACCACCCCTGTATCAAGCGCCGGAACATCGCCGATTTCGATCGACAGGCCGTTGCGATGAAATGTTACCGACGCCTTGCGGTTAACAAACGGGCTGACTTTACGTTTCGAGGCCATCGCGCAGAGCCCTCAGGACTAGGGTTTCCATTCTCGGCAAATCGTTGCCGCACCACGGGCAGACCGTCCACGGCTCAAGAACACTTCGGGAGCGCCACCAGACCCATCCGACACCCCACACATAAGAAAAGTCGCCACGATCCCGGGCCGCTTTACGATGCTCGCACGGAATAGGGCTCCAATCGCGACAGGTCTCGCTCATACGGTCCCCCGCCGCGGGGAGCTATGTAGATCGGGGCTCCACGCATCGGAGCCCACCAGCGCCCCGCCACGGTGATACACGAACCCCTCGATCATCCGGGGCGACACCGAGAACTTTTCGTCTGCGTGATACTGGTCCGGGGGGCAGAGAGCGGCGTGAGTGCGCACCGTAATCCCGCCGTGCGTCGAGATCGCCGCCTTGCCGTGAAGGTGTCCGGTGTGCATCTCGCGGTAGATCGTCTGCCCCCACTCGACCGCGCATTGTGCCGCCATTACCTCGGCAAGCCGTTGCTTCCCCTTGTCCCCGTGATCGAGCCCGATCAGCACTTGTCCGTGCTGTAGGTACTTCGTCGTCGTGTTCGAGTCGTCGATCTGCACCCGCCGGTTCCGACGAAACTCCGAGACGAGGATCCGCTGTAATGCCCACGTTAACGTGCGGTCGTGGTTTCCGGGGACGAGGATCACGCGAGTTTCGACTGCCTCGGCACTCGCGGCGATTAAGTCAAAAAGCACCTCGGTGCCGCGCTTTAACATCTGCTGAACACGGCTGTCGTAATCGAGGATTGTCCCTTTCGTCGTCGCGCCCTGTCCGTCGTGGTGAAAGTAGTCCCCGAGAATCCAGAAGTGACGGGTCCCCACCTTGCGCTCGGTTCCGGCCTCGACAAGCGCCGTTACCCCGTCACGGATCGTTCGGATGGCAATATCGGTGTCGTAACTCTGCGCACCGGTCCCGTCGCCCCACGCGAGCTTGGCGATATGCGGATCGGCGATGACAATCCCCTGTAGCAGATCGTTTGCAGTTCCACGTGAAACATTTCCGATGAGCGGCTTCCGGGAAGCAAAGGCCCCCTCGAGGATCGCTGTTACCCGTTCCTCGACCGACGGGCCCGCCTTTGGGCGGAGCTTAACAAAGACACGGTGTAGCTCGGTCGTACTAACGCGGCCCGTAGCGAGATCCTTTGTCGCAACCTCGTACTTTGTGGCCTGACTCTCGGCAACCTCGAAGCGCGTTAGGTCGGCCTTAATGTGCCGCAAGAGATCGTCGACGGTCTTAATCCGGGATCCGTTCGCCCGCGCCTCGAGCCCGTCCGCGCTTTCGGTCTGCTCAACGGACTGCTCGCGCTCCGCAAGGCCGCGGAACTCCTTCGGGCGGGGCCCGACCTTAATGCCCTGCTTGCCCCGCTGTAGCTGTACCGCGGTCAGCGTCCGCACGGGGAGGCCGCGGTGAAACTCGCGATTGAGGGCCTCGGTAACTAGAGGCCCCGGCATTCCCTCGGCGGAGAGTTTGGCTAACCGCTTAAGCTCGCGGGTTGACCACGGGGTGAGATCGTTTCGATGGGCCATTCCGGGAGCAGAAGGCGATCGATCAGCCACTCTCGCACGGCCCGACCGTCCGGGTGTGCCGAGGGGACGGATCCATCGGGGTTGCGGTTTATGTCAATGTGTCCACCACACAGACAGGACAGGCAAGGGGGCTTCCTCGGATCACTACTCTCACCCTCACACTCGGGACAAAAAACACGAACGGAATAGGGCATACACGGCATCCCCTATCATAATGCTAACACCACGACGGTAACGAGGATCCCTATCCCAAACGCTTGCCATCGGGTCGGACATCGCCCGAGGAGGTTCGAGCAACGCCCTTGCAACAACGCCATCTCTTGCGTATCGGCAAGTGCTTGCAAGGCTTGTAGTTGCCTCGCCGCTTCCCGCCGCTCGACAAGATGGGTTGTCAATAGACTGTCAATAGTTTGTCGATATGTCAAGACCTCTGCACGAAGTTGTTCCGAGGCCGCAACCGTCTGCTCGAGGGTTGCCCGTAGTTGCGGCAAGGATGCCGCAGAATCGACAAGGACTGCCCGAGCCGTATCGAGGACTACCCCGAGGGTGTCCGAGGCCGCTAGGAGCCGCAGAGAGCCGATGCGGGCGCGGGTAGCCTGCGAGTCGGCCCGGGCCTGCGCAACCGTCAGGTTCGCTTGGGCGATTCGGATCTCGACCCGCAGACTGTCCGCGGTCTGCTGTAGTCGCCGCTCGGACTGCCTCGAGCGTCCAGAAAAGAGGACACCCGCGACGATCGCGAGGACGGCGAGGACGTTAAGTAAACTGCGCAAGGTCAAAGCCCGGGACGTTCTCCGGGTCCGTCTTACGCCCGGGCGCAACCTTCGCGTGAGTCGTAACCGGGATCGGCCCGTACTTACCGCGGACATCAGCAATCAGCTTGCGCATCGCCTCCTTCTGCGCCTCCGTCAACGGCTCCTTCCCGTCGTTCTTATTGCTAAAGCATAGCCCGACGGAGATCCCGTTGACATCCTTATGCCCGGACCATTCCGCCTTGCCCGCGTGCCACGCTCGCCGATCGTAGGGCACGACCGTATACACCTTGCCATCCCGTCCGACGAGCGCGTGATAGCTAACCTTTGACTCGCTCGATTGAAGCCACGACAAGCACCCCCGCTCGTTCGGGGAGGCGTCCGCGTGTAGGACGATCACCTTAACGGCCTGTCCCTTCCGATCGTTGTGATTCGGGGACGGATGTGTGCAACTCATTTTGACATCCTGTTAGCCGACGTTTTTCTGTCAATACCCTTAATGCCCGTAATCACGCCGAACTTTCGACCGTGCCACAGCGCGGCCCACATAAAAATAAGGCCGAGGCCGCAGTTCATTAGGATCTCTGTAAATGGCGGCGTAGTGCGCAAGAGGACGTTTAGCAGGGAGCCCGAGACGACAAGCGCAAGGCCAACCTTAATCGTGTAGTAACTGATCTGCCCAAAGCTGTCGATCTGCTTTACACCGTCTCCAATCTTTGTAAAAAGCATTACATAAAAGGCAAGCCCCCCGATCGTAATCAGGAGGTTTGCCAAAAGGTTAATTGTGGCTAGCATCGGTCTTGCCCTCCCCAAAGATTTTAGAGATCACAATCTCGACCCCGCGCTGACCGAGGACCCCGAGAAGAAACGCCATCGCGGACATCGTCTGCGGGCTTGCCGAGATCCCGGTAAGCTGAAAGACGACCGGGGTTAGAAAGTAAGCACTCGAGGTGCCCGCCGAGATCGCAAGAAGGTTATCCCGGACATTCCCGTGACTTGCCTTGCCAACCGCGATAAGGGAGCCAAAGAAACCGGCAACGACGAGCATAAGGCTCTGCTTAGTGTCCGACATTGTTATGCCTCAGCAGGGGTAGGGGGAACCGGGGGCGTCTGCCACGGCGGGGGTAGGGTTACTTGTGACGGATGTATCTGTTGCTCGATCTGCGCGGCAAGGTTCGCCTGTAGCTCGGCGATCCGCTCCGGGCCCATCGCGGCGACCATCCAGCCCTCGACAATCTCGGGCGTCAGGTCAGCGAACGGAACAAACGGATCGCCCTCCGTATAGGCGACGGACTGCGTTGAGTAATCGACCGCCGCATGTCCGGCATCGTCCGAGGCGTTGTATCGCCAATGCACCGTAAACACGACATCGACATAGCCGTCCTGATCGGGATAGCAGTCAAAGGCGGGGAAATCCCACGTATAGGTTAGGCTCATCGGTTCTCCAGTTGGGCCACGCGCTCGCGTAGCGATTTGATTTCTGCCAGCATAAGGGGGATCATCGCGTTATATCCGACCATCTGCAACTTCGGGGTGCCGTCCTCGTTTACCGCGTCCTTCTCGCCCTCGACGGCTCTGGGATAGACCTCCTGAATCTCGTGGGCCAAGACCATCGGGCCGCGCTCACCATCTTCGCCGATAATGCTCGCGTCGTAGACGTTGATCCGGTCGATAATATCGCCCGATCCCGCATAGGTCCCGTGGAGTTGCTTGATGCGATAGTCGGAGGCTGAATAGAGAAACATTTCAGCGGTCGCCCGACGATACGCGAGATAGCCGCGTAGGGCGCGCGCGTTGTTGATCCCGTCGGTGTAGAACGAGATGTGGTAGGTGATCCCGGATTCGGCGTTGTTCCAGACGTAGACGGGGGCCAACCCGTTCGAGTTGCCCGTGCCATTAAACTCTGCGGCGGGGACAGATGTGCTGGATGTGCCGACTTGGAGGCGCGAACCAGCCCATCCGTTTTGCACCGCAACGAGCGTGTTTCCGCCTTCGCTCTGCAACTGCAACGGCGCGGCTCCTTGATACATCGCCACCTTGCCACCAGTTGCGTCAGTTGTAAAAGCGAGGTAGGTGTTAGACGCTGACCTATAGGCGTACAAGACTGCGTTATAAACATACCCCGTGCTTCGAAACGCGAACGTTCCATTTACATCGAGCGTGTAACCCGGAGCGGTCGTGCCGATGCCAACGTCGCCATCGCGAGTAATACGCAACCGCTCGCCCCACACACTCGCGGAACTGTAGGTGTCAATCGCAAACCCACGGTTCGCGGTATGCCGCAACATTGTCCCAGCAGTTCCGTTGCCGAGATAAATAGAAGCTGGGCCACCAGCGGGAGTGTCGGTTCCCGCGCCAATCGACTGAATCGTTCCCGCGACAGAGAGCGGAAACACGGGTGACGTTTCACCGATGCCGACGTAGCCAGAAGTGTTAATAATGAAACGTTCAGTTATAGACCCGTTGGTGTAGAAGCGGATATTGTATCCAGTTTCTGCCGACAAGCACAAGTCGTCCGTCGTGTTGCCAAACCAACTACCCCTGTTTAGCAAATACCCAATCGGAGAACCATTCTTGCGAACGCCAAACGCACCGCCGCCCGTGGTTGTAGAGTTATCGGAAATGATGGTGCCATAGTTACCACTAGCTTTGACGTGCAAGAGATTTGCTGGACTCGTCGTGCCGATCCCGACGTTGCCTGATGAGTCGATGCGGATGCGGTTCGCACCAGCAACAAGGTCATAAATGTCGAAATTGCGCGTTGCGTCATTTGTAGCAACAGCATTGCCAATCGCCCACAAGTCAGCGGCGGCGTTCAATCCATAAAACCGCATCGCCGTATTGTTAGTAGCCGACGAGTTTCCGCTAATCCGCAGGGCAGTAGCCGACCCGCCAACGATATCCAGCCTATAGCCCGGACTCGTCGTACCGATGCCGACGTTGCCGGACGAGTTGATATATAGAGCGCTATTGCTACTGCCACCGTATTGAAAGTTCCAACCCGTAGGATATTGCGCCCCACCATCGGCGGTAATAATGCCAGACAATCCACGGATTCCGTAGGTGTTAGTGTTGACGGAATCCTTGAAGATGACGTAGCCATTCACCGTCAGATTGCCCGTCAACGTGCCGCCGCTCAATGGCAACGCATACGACGAGAAGTTGCCATCGTCGAGGACAGTCTTCCATCCCGTCCAGCCCGCGTTGTCATACAAGCCTAGACGATACCGCATTGCGGAACCGCCATAGATTGCCGAGTAGGGGAAATACAACTCGGCGCTCCCGCCATCGTTCGGATAGGTGTTGATGCGAACGACAGAGCCATAGTTCGGATAGCCGTTCGTGCCAAAATCTACGAACCCCGCCTGAATCCCCGCGTTAAAGCTACGCCCGTTCGTCGAAGCATAGAACGTATAGGTGCCAACAGCCGACAAGAGCGGAGCACTCGCCGCGCTTCCGCTGACATTGATGCTCCACGTTCCGCTTGGCGTAATCGTCGAGATGCCCGTGATGCGTCCCTTCGCGTCAACGGTGATGCGCGGGATCGCGTTGTTGCCGCCATAGGTGCCAGCCGTGACGCCGCTGTTCGCCAGCGTTGTGACGATAGATGTCGCACCGGAACCCGTCACGTCACCCGATAGCGTGATGGTCTGATTGCTTACCGTGATGCTCCCACCAAGCGACACGGATGTGCCGTTGATAGTGATTGCGGAGTTGGCAAGTCGAGCGTTGGCAATCGCGGTAAATCCCGCACCAAGCGCACCGCTCGTCAGCGTACCAACCGAAGTCAGCGACGAGTTGACCACGCCTGTGCCAAGCGTAGTCGCAGACAGCACATCTATTGCCGTGCCACCGCTGTTGAGAATCTTATACGTCTCACCAAACGCAACGCGCACACCGCTTGTAAAGGTGACGCTGTTGGAGAACGTGTAGGTAGCACCAGCAAACGTACCCGCCGTGACGTTGTTAGCAGAGACGGATCCGACCGCCGGGACTGCCCAGACCCCGTTTGCGTTTAGAAAGTAGGTCGCCCCGACGTTGTTCGATCCCGGGACGTAGCCCGCCGTCGTCGTGGTCGTGCTAAAGTTTGGCGGGGTCGCCCAGAGGATATCGCCCGAGGAGCCCGCGGACTGTAGGAACTGACCCGCGGTGCCGGCGGCGACGGCCTCGAATGCGCCCGAGACGATATCGTAGACGATCGCCCGCGTCCCGGTCCCCGACGCCCCGTAGCTCGTCGTGCCGGTCCCGCCGTAGGATGTCCCGATCGCGGTCCCCTGCCAGACGCCGGTCCCGATTGTTCCGACCGAGGTCAGGCTAGAGGCCGTGACGCCGGTGCCGAGGGCTGTCGCCGTCAAGACGTTCGTGCTATTGATCTGAAACGCCGAGCCGCTAGACAGGTTGACATTCCCGACCACGCTCACCGCACCGCCGAACCGCACCAGACCGGCGTTGGTGTAGATTGCGTAGTTAGTCGTACCGCCAGTTACGCTACCAATCTGAATACCATACTTCGCCGTCGCGGCGTGTGACGATGCTCCGATAAACACACCATAAGCGTCTGTAACCGTCTGCCCCGCGCCAAGGGTATGCGGCTGAACATTGACGCCGATGACGTTTGTCGTGGTATAGGTTCCCGCCGCGCCAATCGTCGCTACATAGACGCCGTGCATTCCGGACGTTGCCGCTACGGGGAACGTGGCCTGCACCAGCGCGGAATACTGATTGACGCCCGTTCCGACCATCGTACCACGCACATAGAGTTGTGCGTTAGCGGACACCGCGCCGCCGACTGCCGCATAACTCGACGCCGAGAACGTCGAACTCGTCGAGAGCGCACTCGTAACGACAAGCGACCCGAGGATGGATACCGCATCCGTCGCGCCACGCGCAACTTGTATCGCCCACTTTGACGCGGTGCGGTCGTACAGGCCCCACGACGTTGCCGCGCTATTAAGTACAAGCTCGACGCCGCCAGTTGCTACGCTATTCGTGAGCCGGAACCTCTGTTCCTGCGTAACCGCC